TCTTTTTCTGGACGTTAGTCTGGTTCTGCTTAGCAGCCACAGCATCATCGACGTTGTTCACAACAATGTTACCGCCCGTACCGCCCAACCCGCTAGACACAAGCTTTGATATAGAGCTCGTCAAGAACGAGATACCTTGGTCGACTCCCTGAGAGATAGCGCCAGAACCACCGATACCTAGATCGGATGCGAACTGGTTAGCGTTAGCCAACGCGAAGTCGGTGCCCGCGCCGATAGCTGCGTTGATGTACTTAGCCTGCTGCTTAGCAGCCTCATCAGCCTCATCGTTGGCCTCCTTGCCGGTCTCAACCTGCTTCTTCTGAACATTCAGCTCCTTGCGGCGCTGCTTCACCATCTCGATCTCGTTGTTCAAAGCGGCCTGGCCCTCGGCGTCACCCTTCAAGCCAAGGTCTTCCTTCTGAGCCTTCAGGTCCTTCAGGACCTTGCCCAACTCCTTGTACTCCTCGCGGAGTTGGTGTAGCTGCAGTACATCCTCCTCAGAGTAGATGGTGTTGTTAGCGAACTCGCCCTTACCTGCAGACAGGGTGGCCTGAGCCAGGTCCTTCACGGCCTTCTCCGAACCTGGGATAGAGTTCTTAAGACCCTTGTCCAGGCCTTCACCAACCGACTCGCCTACTTCGATCATCGGGATAGACGGGGAGTTGACGATGAATCCACCGATGCCCTTGACGGCAGAGATGACAGACTGCGCCAGCTCCTTAGCCTTGGCGACAGCAGCGCCGATCATAGACCCGATACCGTTGATGAGCCCCGTAACAGCAGCCACACCAGCGCTGAAGAACTCCCCGGCCATGCGGGATATAGCTGCGACCATCTCTACAGCTCCAGCAGCGACCTTGGCCACCGCCTCGCCTATCGAGACCCCTACTTTCCTAGCCCACTCTTTGATCTTTTCGCCAGAGCCTTCGAAGCCGCCAGTCGCGGCCATGATAGCCCCACCGATGGGGGATAAGACACCTAGGAATCCGACAACCGTGCCTATCACTGCAGCCAGATTTGCTGCGAAGCCCAGAGCGGCCCCAGCGATAGCTAGGAACGCCGGTGCAAGCGCCAAAGCCTTTTCCGCAAGCTCAGCGAACTTGGGGATCATCGGTATGAGCGTCTCAGTCAGAGACTTCAGGAACGCCGGGGAGATCTTCAGCAAAGCCGCAGCCAGCTGACCGAACGACGTCGCGATCTCAGGAAGCATCGGTCCAAGCTCTTTGACCAACGACACAGCCAGATCGCCGAACGTCTTCGTCAGCTCGGGCAGCATAGGCCCGATCTCTTTCATCACCTCAAGCAGGGCGGTGCTCATCGCGCCGCCAACCTCTTCCAAGATAGGCCCAAGAGATGAGATGTTAGAGTTGATAAGCTCGGTGAAGCCCTCGGCGACAGCCTGGATACCAGGAGCCATCTTCTCAAACACAGGCCCCAGAACGGTGCCCAGGTTACCGAACACCTCGAAGAACATATTAGACAGCGTCGTCAGGATAGGCTGAAGACCTACGAACAAGTCCACGAAGCCAGTCAGGAACGTGTCGATAGGCCCAGCCATGCTCTCCATCGAGCCCGCGCCGACCTCCACCAGCCTGAGGAAGTTACCGAGCAAGCTCTGAGTAACAGTAGACAGCCCCTTCATGGCTGATTCCATCACGCCCGTGTGGACGAGACGGTTAGCCATGCCAGACCAGTCCTCACCGAACTGGTTGAACGCATCCGCTAGGAAGCGGAAGTTGTCAGCCCCACCTGAGGTGAGGGTCATCAGGCCCGACAAGAAGTCGTTGAAGAACGGTGCTATGTCGCGGAACAGATCCTTGGTGCGCTCCATGACGTTGTTGAACTGGTTCATGGCTTCTTCGCCTTCGAAGAAGGTCGTAACACCGTCAGCAACACCAACCACAGCGTCCGCCACATGGTTGAAGCCACTCTCAAACTGTGGTAGCAGCTTGGAGACGCGCTCCATGATAGGGGCGAGACCCTTCTCGAACGTAGCCGAGACGGACGCCTTCAAAGCAATCAACGAAGGCTCTAGAGCCATCGCAGCCTTCTTGATACCTTCCATGCCCAGCGCGACCGCCCCGATAGGGGCAGCAACCACTGCCAGAGCAGAGGGTAGCGCAACCAGCAGCGAACCAACCAACGCCACAGCAGGCGCAGCGAGCAGCAGCACAGCAGTCAAGATCAGCCAAGACCTGGCAGACATCTGGATGCCTGAGTTCACATCGTCTAGGGTGTTGCCCAGCTTTTTGAACTGCTGGAAAGCACTACGGTTCGTTTTGACCTTCAGCTCCAAGTCCTTCGCGAACTTAGCGCGCTGCCTAGCCAGGAAAGCCGCCAGCTTAGCGTCAGCCTCCGCCGTCTCAGCCTTGGCCTTAACGTCCATCTTGACCTTATCAAGGCTACGGGCACGATCCTCGTTGATGGCCTGGATGTGGGCCTTATTGATCTTCTCAAGCTGATCGTTCAGCAGCTTATCCTGGGCAAGGATGCGCTTGTTAGCGGCGGCGTTGCCCGCTGCCTTAGCCTTCTGCCATGCGTTGCTGAGGTTAGACGCGGCCTTCTTTAACTTCTTATCGTCAAGGACGGGTGTGATCTTGACGTCAGTCGCAGCCTTCTTAGCGGCCTTCTTGACGTCAGACTTCAGCCCCTTATCGTCAAAATCGTTGCCTATCGGAGCTTTGACACCCTTAGACTCCTTCTTGACACCCTTCTCCAGCTTCTTCCGAAAGCCCCTGGTGTCCGGGGACACCTTGACAGTTATCCTGCCTACCTCAACCTCAGACATTCTTCCTGGCCTTCCTAGCTCGTGTGATCAAACGCATAGCAGTACCTGCGAACGATCCCGGGGCTGGCGGGCCTCTGCGCCTAGCCCTAGCGCCAGGTTCGGCGTCATCAGGGGTAGGATATGGTTCTGGTGGTTGAACTTTACTCTTCTTAGGGTCGGAGTTAGCCGTAACGAAGAGATAGTTTGATGTCCTCACCGCGTTGATCAGAGCGACCAGGGCATACCTGTCCTCATTCCAACCACGGTACTGCGACCCTCCCCGCTGAGCCGACACATAAGCCGAGCCCAGTGGGAGGTTCACAATGAGGGAGAGGAGGTAGCGGGGCGACAATGCCCCGCCCTCAAGGAACAAGTCCCTGAGATCCACCTGGTAGTAATGCAGCAGATCCACTAGCAGCGAATCTGCATGCTCTTCGATCATTCCGATGAGGACTCGGCTTCCCCCACTTGGGTGGACTCCATCCAGATCGTCACGATCTTCATCGTCAAAGCCAGGTCGTCACCCAGCCCCTTCTTCAGAAGGGCAGGCTTGTCGGCAACCTCAAGCAGGATTTCGAGAGCGATATGCTCCATATCTTTCTCATCGTCATCGGCGTTGAGGAGCGAGACCTTATCCATGACGGTGATACGCTTCTTCTTGGGAAGGCGCATCAGGTTAGTCAGTGTTACTTCCTGGTCACCAACCTCAAGAACAACCGGGGCGTACTGCGCCTCGATCTCTTCTCTGAGGGAATCAAGGGTGAAGATATTCGACACAGCGGGCCTTCTTTCTTATTGACGGCGGGACTTTGATATTCAGTTGCTAGAGGAGAGGCGGGCCAAGTTCAGCCCGCCAGGTTCGCACCCGACCCACCTCTCCGGCACTAGTCTCAGACGTTAGGGAACAGGTCTGCGTTGATCCACTCGAACAGGTTCTCGGTACCCGAAGAGAGGAAGGTTGCTTTGATCGGAAGCGCCGAGAACTCATCAACAGCAAGCGTGATGGAATCGTCACGAGTAATCGAAGCCTTAGGTGCCCAGAAGCCTAGCTGAGTATCACCGTCTTCGATGACGATGAAGATAGACTTCTCGATAGGGACAAGGTCGCCAGCGACACCGAACACGCCAGCTACAGACGAAGCGTTAGCACCGTAATACAGTTCTAGTGCGTCTGCATCGAACTGGTTGAGGACAACAGTCACATAATCGACTGGGCTCTCCGAAACCACGTTGCGCAGTTTCTCGTTCTGCCATGTACCCTTTACTTCAGTGTCGCCACCATCAGAGCCGAACTCAGGAAGGTCCCCACGCGAGGTGTGGCCCAAGTCGGCCCAGCCAGTAGCAGTCCAGCCGGAAGGATCTAATAGATCCAGCCCTAAGCCGAGCTCTGCAGGTTCAGGGGCGGCGTTGTCGACATCACCGGTGTAAACAAACCCGGTAGCAGCAGTCAATACTGCTGCATCATTGTAAGCCATTTATTTGGCCTTTCATTCTAGGATTGGATGGGGCGAACCCCGAAGGAAATAAGGCCCTGGACCCGCCAGGAGTCTTGGAACAAGGAGGAGAACTGCGTGGCTCCGAAAGTCTCCTTGATCGAATGGAGGTAGCCTAGGCCCTCAACGAATTGGTTGTTGACCGAGTCGTAAAGAACATCGAGCGCATCCTCGTAGAGCGTCTCTGTAGTGGGCAGATCTACTGTCCCATACGCAGACAACTCGATGGTGGAAAAACTAAACTGCGTCGGCCCACCCCCGTACCTTGTTCCGCCTACACGCCTCACAATGAGCATGGGGAATACGCGGTAGTCGACGTCCTCGACCCAGGACCCAACGCGGACGTCGGGAAAAGCAGCCTGCAGGATAGGTATTACTAAGCTCTGAATGCGTGGTAAAGAACTCATGTCACCCTCCTAAAGCTGCTCTTGTTATAATGTAAAGCCCACTAGGGGCTGTTGGGGCGTCAGAGTATGCCCCTGACGGCCTGTGGCCGTACTCGATAGCGACAGCGTTGTCGCCTTCCATCCACACATAACCATCAACATCTACGCGACGTTTCTTGATCTTGGTAATGTGAGCCCTGGACTTATCGTGCTTCACCCAGTTTGTGGTCGCCCTGGCCGTAGCCAAAAGGAACTCGGCCCTGTCATACACGTCGTCGGTTTCATCATCGACCCATGCCTGGGTCTTCACATGGTGCGAGGCGGCGAAGTTACATTTTTTCTTACTGTAGATCTTCACTGTAGCCATCAGTACCTCTTTATTTTATACTCTTCGTGAGCTGTGCGATGTGACCTGTTGTAGATAGCGCGGTCGCCCTGGATAGACCATCGGTTACCGTTCCACTCCACCTGCGACTGCGCACCAATAACCGTGGTCCAAGACCTTGGGAAACGTATCACGTACGCCTGCTCAGTCTCGTAGCCCTCGTTGTCCTGCTCAGCCCGGCGGGCCGAGGTGCCTGTCTGCACCTGGTAGTCCATGCGGACCTTAGCAGGTGTCCCGGTAGTCGACGGGCGCGTGATGAGGTTGCCGTCCACATCCGTGGCTGTCTCCTCCAGGAACACAAGGATGTCCACATTGCCGCTATCAAGTAAGCTCATAGAGAACCAACTCCTGTCTTCGGGACGACTCCCCACTTGCCGAGGATGCGCCAATCGTGGACACAGTGAGAGATCTCCAGCTCCTCCTCGCGGTGACGACACAAGTTCACGTCAACGTCAGGCGAGTTAGGCCCTATGTACACGCTCATTCTGGGATGTTGGGGTTAGGGATGACCAGGACAAACGTCCGGGTAACACCCAGAGACACCCACTCATCAGGCAGGATCTCCAGGCTACCAACCGCGAGATCATGCCTGAGCTGGTAGGTGTAAGAGCCATCCGACTCGGACAAGTAACCCTCAGGGTTACGGGCCAAGCGCAGGACAGCATCAGCCTCAACCTGCACCACATCCGCCTCATCAATGTCGCCATCAATAATCTGCTGATCCAGATCAGGGATAGTTCTTTTGATTTTACGCTCTACGTCTTCGAGGCGAACTTCTATCAGGACGATCTCTTCAGGGGTCGCATCGCGAGCCCAACGAGCTGTTACGTCATCAGCCGTCGCATACGCCACTTCGATCTCCTTTGATTAAGGGGTGAGGGAGGACGGTGCCCCAAAGGGCACCGCCCATCCATCAGGTAGAAATTGTCACACACTAGTGTTCGTGAGCTTAATGAAAGCGTCCGGGTCATTAACCAGGGCACCGTACTCGGCCTCAACACGAACCGCTACTAAGTTGTGCTGCCAGAGCGACACAAGGTTAGGCGCAGCGAACGTGCCAAGGTTCAGGGTTGCCTGATCCGAGACGTCGAACGAAAGCCCTCCAACCTGCCCCCACACAATAGTGGAGAAGTCACCTTGATAGCCAACAGTGGTGCCGGTGGCTACATGGTCACTGATGTAGGTTTGACGACCAAGGATACGGCCCTCGCGGTAAGGCGAAACTAGCCCTTCGTAAGTGCTCTCAACAAACAGCGGTCGACCATTAAGGTCTAGCGCGCCGTTAAGGAGCGGCTCAGCGACATCGTCCAGAAGCGTGCCAGTCCACTTGTAAGGCGGAGTAGCGTTAACTAGTGCGCCCAGCGCGGTAACGCCGATAGCACTGTATGCGCTTTCTGTGTCCGGGTCACCAATCGAAACCGAAGTGGTGGCCTGGTCAACATAAGCACCGAACGGGGTGTCGGTGCCATGCAGCACAGCCGAATCGAACGACAACGCGATGGCGGTAGCCACCTTGGTGCGCATAGTGTTCAGATAGTTGGCCGGGTTTGCACGGACAGTTTCAGCTGACGCCACGAAGATCGTAGCGATCTTCGAAGGGACGACAGTCTGCGACTCCAAGTCACCCTTGGTGATCGGCTTCATGTCGCCCTCACCCAGCCACGACGCGCTAACGTCGCCAGTCCAGTGCGGGATCTTAACTCCAGTTGTGCCCATCGGGATCTTGCGGGCTACGCGCTGAACTACAGAAACCTTCTCCGCCTCAGCGAAATAGTCCTGCGCCTGGACAGGGTCCAGATAACCAGCGAACATAGTGTCGCCAGTCTGTGCGATTTGTGCATCATCTACGGGGAAATCAGAAGCCATTGTTCTGAAACCTTTCTATTAGTTACTTAGGCCCTACAGCTTTAACGAGGGCCGCGAGGATAGGGTCGCCGTTAAGTGGAATAGCTCCACCACCGCTTCCCTGAGTGGGGTCTGTCGCGGGTTGACTTGTTTTGAAGTCTCCGAACAGTTCCTTAGCCGACTGGGCAGAGGTTTTTATTTCCTCCTCCGACCCGCCTTGAAGAATCGAAGCGAATTGCACAACCTTGTCGCCCGGCACACCAAGTGTGAGAGCAGTCGTGACCTTCACCAGCTCGGTCTGAGCTGTGCTCAACTCCGCCTGAAGTTCGGCAGTCGCGCTAGAAGCCTGATCCAGTTTG